TAGATAAAAAAGCAAATTTTCCAATTGATAGTATTTCGGCGAAAATGTATAGTGAAAAAGCATATAATTATGCGTTAGAAATGACTAAAAAAGAAATTCATCAAGCAGTTGAAGGTATGTATCATAATTTAAATACTCTTCAATCACGTAGTGGAAATCAATTACCATTTACATCAATTAATTATGGAACTTGCACTCTTCCAGAAGGAAGAATGATTACTGAAGAAATTTTAAATGTTTCTATTGAGGGCCTTGGTAAATTGCATAAAACATCTATTTTCCCTTGTGGAATTTTTCAGTGCATGAAAGGTGTTAATCGTGCTCCTGGTGATCCTAACTATGACTTATTTAAGTTAGCATTAAAATCAACTGCACAAAGATTATATCCAAACTATGTTAACGTAGATTGGAGCACAAATGCTGGATATGATCGTAATGACCCAAATACATATGTTAGTACAATGGGATGCCGCACATATAATGGTTCCGATATTAACGCAGAACCTGGTACAAATCCGCAGACAAAAGATGGTCGTGGTAATTTAGCACCAGTTACGATTTTGTTACCATTCTTAGCAATGGAAGCAAAAAATAGAGAAGGCGACATTGTTGAAAACTTTATGTCCCTTTTGGATAAAAAATTATACGAAGCAAGAGATATGTTAAAAGAACGCTTTGAATATATGTGTTCTCAATCTCCAGCGTCGGCTCAATTTATGTATGAGAACGGCACAATGCTTGGATACAAACCAGAAGAAGGCGTTAGAAGTGCATTAAAACATGGAACTCTTGTAATTGGTCAACTTGGCATGGCAGAAACTCTCCAAATCCTTATTGGCTGTGACCATACAGAACCAAGAGGTATGGAATTAGCAAAACGCATCGAACAGTTATATAAAGACCGTTGCGCTCAATTTAAGCAAGAAGAACATTTAAACTTTGGTGTTTATTATACACCTGCGGAAAATCTATGCCATACCGCAATGAAAGCATTTAAGAAAAAATATGGAGTTATTCCAAATGTATCTGAAAATGAATATTTTACAAATAGTATTCATGTTCCAGTTTGGAAACAGATGGACCCATTTGAGAAAATTGATATTGAGTCTCAATTAACTGGGTATTCAAATGCGGGTTGCATTACATACGTTGAACTAGATTCTGGAGCAAAAAATAATTTAGAAGCATTAGAGCAAATTGTTAACTATGCTATGGATAAAGATATTCCATATTTCGCAATCAACGTGCCTAATGACACTTGCCTTGACTGCGGATATACAGATGAAATGAATGATGTATGCCCTGTATGCGGTAGCAAGAATATTCAAAGATTGAGAAGAGTTACAGGTTATCTTACAGGTAATTATACAACAGCCTTTAATCTAGGCAAACAGCAAGAAACAGAAATGCGTTATAAACATTCTAATTCACTATCTAACTGGAGAAAATAATATGTTGCGTTATGCTGGTTTAATCAAGAATGATTTCACCGATGGAAATGGCGTCTGTGTTTCGTTCTGGACCCAGGGTTGTCCGCATAGATGCCCCGGTTGTCATAATCCAGAGACTTGGGATTTTGATGGAGGTCAGGAACTTCCAAAAGACTATTTAGAACAGATTGATAGCGCAATTGCCGCAAACGGCATACAAAGAAATTTTTCAATTTTAGGTGGTGAACCACTTTGTATAGAAAATATCTTTTTAACGAGAAAAATATTAGAACATGTAAAAGAAACTTTCCCTCAAATAAAAACATTCGTTTGGACTGGATATGTTCTAGAAAATTTAGAAAACAGTGCATATAAGTTTGTTGTTGAAGGAACATTGGAATTGATTGATGTTCTTATTGACGGCCCTTATATTGCAGAACAGCGAGATGTAACGCTTCCACTGCGCGGAAGCCGCAATCAACGCATTCTATATAGAGGAAAAGATTTTTAAGGGGAGGATTAATTATGGACATATGAACATGCTTCATAGAACCCCTTCGTGAAAAACAGTTAATCAAATGTGATAATGATGGAGAAGAGTATTGGGTATATTTAAAAGATATTCCCGATACTCTTTTTTGGTTATACAACGAAAGGGATTTAAGAGTAGTTTGAATTGAAGGTCCATATGCTGAGTCATATGAGATCGTTTGAAAATATCGCAATGCGCATATTGATAGCGATATCGTCTTTACAATAAATTAATTTTTTGGTATAATAAAATTATGGTAGATATTCTTAAAATTATTTTAGCAATTTTCTCTTTGTGCCTTTGTGTTTATCAGCATGAAGTAGGAAATGACATCTTGGCAGTTTATTGGTTCATTGTAATGCTCTATTGGATTGCAAACTTTTTGCAAGGAATATTTTAATATATTCCTTGCATTTTTTTTATTTTTATGATATAATAGTTATATGAATAATAGTAAAAGAGATTTAACATTAAGATTAATTGCAACTAGCATTAGAAAAACATTACAAATAAACAAAAGCATAAGAATTCATGTTTTAGAATCATCGGTTAATGATAAAGATACTTATCGCATAGTGTTAGAACTTCCTAGAGAAGATTGTTTCACATACTTAAAGATGTGGGCTTCTTGGAAAAATGCTTATAAATATCGTAAGAGGTAATTATGCTAAAAATAAAAGACTTAAAGACTTTAATGAAATTAAAGACAAATAATAAAATAGATGAATTAGCTCTAGTTGAAGAGACACGAACCTTATATAAATGGGACGGTGAAAACTGGAACATTTATAAAAATCCAACAGGAGTAAATGTTTCTCTGTATGAGCTTAATCAGGGTGCAATGGCTGCGGTTCCAGCCATGCCGACCGACGCTATCGAAGCCGCTAAACAAACAATTAGTGATTATGTTGATGATTTTCCGCATGCCCATTATTTTATGTTATTAAGTAATGAACGTAAATATTATACTTTGTTTAGCATAGGTCATGCTACTGGGACGGATTTTGAATACCCCGCTATTGAAGATGAAGTAATTAAATGCTTAGAAAGTCAAGGCGAAATTCAAGATATTTCAAAAGTAGATGGCGGTATTGAATTCTGGATTACAGAAGACAATAATTCTTATGTTTATTATTTATTTAATTATGATGAAGGAGTGATAAAATGTCAATAATTACTTGTGGTGTAAATATTTTTGATTATGAACAAACAGTTTATCTAATAAAAGATGATGGTACAAATCAAATTTTAGGTAAATCAACTTATGACAATTTAGACCATTTTATTACAACCTGCTGTGATGAATATAATGTAGGCCAAGTAAAATTAGGTGGTCTTAGACAATATACGCTTCCACTAAAAAACAGAATTGAAAAAGAAAGTGTAGCAAGATATAATAGAAAGATTGAGGTAAATATTTAATGAGTAAGTTTTTAGTAAGCACAGTAGAAACATATCGCGTTGATACAGATGATGAAGCCAAAAAATTGATTGAAGAAGCCAAGAGCTCCTCAATGTTTGAACTTGGCAAATATAGTTCTGAATATAAAGAAAGAACAAGTAAGGGTGAAATTGTTGATTCTTATTTCAAGGTTATCCTTACAAAGAACTTTAACAATATTAAAGAACCAAGTCAGCATATTAAAGTTGAATATGATGTAGATTATGATATTTAAGGAGAATTAAATGAGCAAGTTTGAAGTAGTAAGTTCTTATATTGATGGTGATAAGTGTGCGGTAAATCTTCCAGTTCGTGCCACAGCACATAGTGCTGGATACGATTTTGCCGCAGCTAAGACCATTGTAGTCCCCGCATATAAAAATGTTATGGAGGCCCTTTCTGATTATGTAGCCCCAAAAATTCCCTATCCGCTTAGTGAACTTAAGAACATTGTAAAAACGACTAAGCTACAGCCCACTCTAATTCCAACAGGCATTAAATGTCAGTTGGATGAAGGCTGCTATCTTGAGATTTCTATTCGTAGTTCAACGCCATTAAATGATTGGATTATTCTTGCTAATAGTGTTGGCATTATTGATGGGGATTATTACAACAATCCTGATAATGAAGGTGAGATTTTCTTCCAAGTTATCAATCTCTCACCAGTAGACATTGTGATTGAGGCTGGCGATAAAATTGGCCAGGGTATTATTAAGAAATATGAAAAAGTCGAAGGAGACGCAGCAACTAACGCCCGCACAGGCGGCTTTGGTTCAACGTCTGAAAACTAAAGACTGGGGTCATGGTATTCTAACAGAACAAGACCAGGGTTATATTTATGCGCAAAACGCACTAACCAATATAATGATGAAATATCGTATAGGTGATGATGGTAATTTTGGAACAATTGCCGAATACCTAGATAATTATTGTTGCCCTGATGGGTTTAAAGATAGGTTAGAACTCTGGGATGATTTTGAAGAATTCTTGTATAACGAAGGTCTATTAGGTTTAATAGATGAATAATATATTGGCATTAGACCAGGCCAGTCGCGTATCAGGATGAGCGGTCTTTATAAACGGGGAATTAAAACAGTGAGGTCATTTAACTACTAATCAAGAAGAAGTTGGCGAAAGATTAGTAGAAATTAGAAATTTTATTATCGCAAAAGTCCAAGAGTGAGAAATAGATACAATTGCCTTTGAAGATATACAACTGCAGTCCTCAGTTGGAAACAATGTGAAAACCTTTAAAGTATTGGCAAATGTATTCGGTGTAGTTCTTGAGACTGCTGTGGAACTTAATAAAAATTTTGTCATAGTGCCTTCCTCAACTTGGAAATCAACATTAAAAATTATGGGTCGTAGCCGACCTGACCAAAAGCGAAATGCTCAACAATTTGTTATCAATACATATAATGTTAAAGCGACACAAGATGAATGTGATGCTATATGCATCGGGACTCATGTGTGCGGCAAGGGCAGTTCCGCTATTATAAAAGAAGAAGGTTTTGATTGGTCAAATTAAAAAAAGGTATCTAATACCTTTTTTAATTTATAAAACAACAGGAGGGGATAAATTATGATGACAATAAGCGCGGATGCATTATTGAGTTATATACTGGTTGCTGTTGGTGGTTTCTTTATCAAGTATTTATGAGATGCTCTTGTGAAAAAAGGTGAACAAACTACTGAAAAGGCAAAAAACTACGACGAACAAAAAATGAAAGATACTATAGAAAGTATTATTAAAGAATCCTGCGACACTTTTAGAAAAGAAATCACTATTTCAATGAATGATTTCCAGCTAGAAGCAAAATCTACTTTTGATTATTGGCAAAAGAAGTATTGAGAAGCAGTTGACCATTTGGGCGTTGTAGAAAAAGATTTCTTGCTATTAAGAGAACAGAATCTTTTATTCTACAGATATCAACTTATTAATGCTTGTAAAAAATACTTAAGTCAAGGTTCAATGACTCAGAACCAATTCGATCAATTATCAGAATTACATAAGATTTATAATGCATTAGGTGGCAACAGCCAAGGTGATCTATATTACAATAAAACTTTAAGTTTACCAATTAATAATGATATAGAAGATGATTTTGAAGATTTTGAATTACATGTTACTTCAAAAGATATGCGAACACATGAAAACAAAAAAAATAAGGAGAATGATTAAATTTCATTCTCCTTATTTTTTTTACCTATTTTGGTTCGCGGCTTTTACAAGCTTAGCTGTATTAACCTGTTCCTGAATAAGCTGTGAGATATAGAAATCAATATCTTTATAAACTTCTCCAAGAACTTTCTGCATTTCTTCTGTCATTAATGCTTTTACCGCATCGAATGTTTTATGATATGCAATATCATGCTCTTCTGGACCAAATCTACCCTGTGCTTTTAATTCATCAACATAAGTTTGATTTGTAGCAATAACACAAGTTTCAACTAATCCAATTAGCATTTCTGAATACTTAGTGAATAGTTCACTATTTACCTGTACCTGAATCTCATGTGTCTTTTTCTTTAGGAATGCAATTCCATAAGTGCACAAGATACCAATTAATGGAATTAACACAGTAAAGAAAATTTCTTGTAACATTTGTGCTGTCATAATCCCTCCTAGAATTTTTCCTTAATTTCTTTAAACATTTCGTTTAAGAAATCTTCTGCTTCTTCCGCAGTTGTAAATACACCTTGCTCTATTGGATAATTACCTTCTGTATCAGCCTTTAATAAATCGACGCCTTCGCCAATTTTTATAACGTATGTATCAGTACCTCTCCAATGAGAATGTGAACATTCTGCTTTTGAGCAATCATAGTTATAACGGTTATTAATTTCTTTTATATGATAAAGGGTGCCATGTAAAATAATATACTTACCTTCATATTTTTCTTTAATACTATGTAATTCATTATCTTTTTCTTCTTTTATTTTTTGACTTAAAATACTAGAACATTGATTTTGCAAATTTGCTAATTCATCTATTGACATATCTTCTAGATTAAACATTTGTACACTCCTTTTTTTGTTTAGGCAGGGGTATCAGGGTTCGAACCTGAATAGACGGTGTTGCGTACTACTATGACTTTCGCCACCATTTCTGTTTGTAGTCTGGACTATATCTTCGGCTGTTCTAGTCGGGTGATTATCTAGTCTCTACGGGCCTTTCGTTCCCTCGGTATTCCCATGCTTTCGTTTAGGGTTCACCGATATCATCACCTTCATTTGCGGCATCCCTACCGCAACGCACCAATTTAAGGATTAACATCTCCCGGTTGAAGACCGTAGTGTTCCCAATTACACCATACCCCTATAAATAGAGTAGAGAACTTCTTTAAAAAATTCTCTAAGCTTTCGTAACTATTAACTTAGTTGCTTCTGGTTCTTTTTTAAATAGATTAATATATAGTAAACCATCTTCAACAGAATAAGTTACATTCTTAAACATATCTGCTTTAATATCAAATCTTGAATTAATTTTGTAATCGTAGTTCAGCAAATCATTATGAGTTACACCCTCGATAACAAGCTGGTCTCTACCATCTTTATTAACAATATCAACCTTAATATCGTCTTCTTTAACACCGACAATATTATGAACCAATACTACCCTGTCATCCAATGTTTTAATAGAGTAGGGATGCATGTCATGTACTGAACGACTAAAAGTGTAAGCGGGTTTATCCCAATTGAAAAAAGAATCATAATCAAACATCATAATAAAAATACCTCCTAAAAAGTTACAAGAACTAATCCACCAGCTAAATCGTTATGAATTGTTTCATAATTAAATTGGTCATTAGTATCTTCTATAAAAATTTGTAAGGTAAAAGACTCTGAATAAATAAATCTGAACAAGAAGTTCTCTACCATTTTTAACTGTTCATAATTTCTTAAATATAGCTTCATTTGTCTTTCTCCTTACAATGATTATTATATAAAATTTTTCTGGAAAAGTCAAACAAAAAAGGGGCTAGTTCTATTTAGAACTAACCCCATTGTTATTATTATTTGCTTGGTCTGCTGCTTGTTTACGCCAAGTGGTTAATTGGTTATAAAACTCAAACATATAATTTGAACCACGAGACAATGTAACAGCAGTCGCCAATGTTCCAATAATAGGCCACTGTTCGCTTAAGCCCAACATCACAAAGAAGTTTAAACCAGTGTCGTAGCAAAAGACAATTCCAATAATAAACGCTAAAATAATTTGCCATTGGATTGTGCCTTTATCGACAATAGTTCTACCATAAGAAATAAGGGCTTCAATCAGTGTTGCAATAGCGATTAGTGAGAAAAAACTGTCCATGCTAAAACCCTCCTTATGCTAATGATACATTACTAATATCTGTAGCACCAATTACTGTTCCATTAGTGCCGAATACTACTCTGCGGCCGCTGATTTCAAATACCTGGTATACATTCTGATAAACAAATGGAGCATAGAATGTTCCGCTATTTAAGTCAGTAGCGTTGTAACCAATGCGAATATTAGAACCAACACCAATGCTTGCGCCACTACCATATCCAAGCTTCTGATTAACAATTGCCTGGATTGTGTTGTAATCGTATCCAGCAGCAGTCAATCTATTGTAGCGGTCATCGCCATTTCCTCATAATCCTGCGATTACTTGGTCAGCGACTGTTTCATTAGAATCTTTGGCTGCGCCATATCCTAATAATTCATTTACACGAGCCTGAACTGCATCGTAGTCATAACCAGCATTTGTTAATGCATTATAACGGTCGTCACCATTACCCCAGATACCGGCAAGAACTTCCTGAGCAAGTTCATCAATGGATTTTCTTGAAGAACCTCCACCACCGTTTAAGATTTGATTTACAAGGTTCTGAACAGCGTCATAATCATATCCAGCAGCAGTTAATCTGTTATAACGGTCGTCTCCATTGCCCCATAGGCCCTGAATAACTTCGCGTGCGACTGTTTCATTGTCTTTTAGGTCTACCACTTCACCATTTAAAATGCGGTTAACCATATCCTGAACGCCATCGTAACGAGTTCCAAGAAGTTCCTTTCTTGTATCCCCATTTCCAAATTTGCCAGCAATAACCATACGAGCTAATTCCGCATCGCTATATTTAGATAGGTCAATAGTTTCTGATTTAGAACCTCCACCGCCGTTTCAGCCTTTCCATCTAAGCGCACCCGCCATATCAAAAGAGATAGAACGTAAATTAACAATAGCGTATCCACCTTGATTCTGACCTAAAACTTGACCGTTTCAATACATACCTATATGTGATAATGGGCAAGATGCTGAACCATAAGGCCAGATAATTCAGTCACCGTTTCTTAACTGAGAAGAATTATAGATATAATCAAAATGGTTACCATATCCATACTGATCTTTTAATTCCCATAAGTCTCCAACATAGTGAGATAAAGCACAGTATGTGCTTACACCAAGACCTGTGTATTGAACAAAGTAAGCAAAATAATCCCAGCATTGTGCGCCATAATAACCATCAACATTGTAGCTATGACCATATGTCATATTGAACCAATCTGTTGGACTCATTACAACATTTGTTGAATAACCAGGAATATCTACAGTATGAGTAATTGTTGTTTCTTCTTTTTTAGGTTCTTCTTTTGGTTTTTCACCACTGGCATTGGCTAATTTATCCCAATCCGCAGTAGTTCCATAGAATTCGTTGCAGTCTAAATTTGCGCCATAACCATCAATTCTTCCAGAAGAGGTTCATTGCCACATTGTGTATTTGCTTCAATGTTTTACAGATGGCTTATTACCAGCATTAGACATATCATAATTGTAATCAGGTTCATTATCCCAATATTTGGCTACCCATAATTCATATCCAGCTTTTGCGACTGCGCTCCAGTCATAAGCATTAACAACGCTTTCACTCATATAAATCATTGGCTTTACGCCAGTTAAAGCATAAACCCGATCAAGCCAAGTTTTAGCCCAAGAAACATTGTGTTTATTTTCTGCCTCTCAGTCTAAAACCATTAAGGCTTTTCCAATTACGCCTTCAGGTTTTATAATATTGACAAAGCTTTCGGCTTCTTTAACGGGATCGTTATCAGCCGTTGGTCTAGCGAAATGATAAACGCCTAATTTCTTATTTGTTCCTTTCGCCTGTTTAAATAAATCCTTAAATGCTGGGTCTGTCCATCCAATACCTTCTGAAGATTTAATAATTACGAAGTCAGCCTTGACAGCAGATAAATCAATACCTTTTTGCCAATTACTGATGTCAATCCCTTTTAAAGCCATAAACTTTACCTCCAAATTTCTTTTATCTTTTCACAGTATTTTTTAAACTTTTCTTCTTGATCCCCCATGATTGCGCTAATGTCAAAATCACAGGTTTTCTTTTTTATATATAAAGAATTTGCTTGCGCTAATTCTTCATCTACCTCTTTTATTAAACAAGCAACATATTCAGCGTCCGCAATTTCTCCAAGAGCGAATAATTCTTTATACATTTTAGAGTACAATGTTAAAGTTTCTGTTTCTCATTCTATTCATTTTTCTAAGCCAGTTTTAACAGCATTTCTCTTGGTTGTTGCATCAACATCTACCCTTTGATATGCATATCATGCATTTGGAATCAATTTTGGGTCTGATATAGGCTTTTCTTTTATTAGTCTGTTATGATGTTTGTGATAATAATGATTTAATTCCATATAATCTTTATTTTCACAAAGATAATGATAGGTATGACATTTTGCATAGCCTTTTAAACTTAAAAAACAGTAATATTTAGCCATTTGGTCATGAACCATTAGACCCTTTATCATATGGGCACTTAATTCAGAATAAATCTCTTCAAGTGTCATATTGCACCTCTTTATTAAATGCGGACTGCGGTTACAGTAATTGTGTTATATGTATCTTCAATTCCCGCATTTCTTAAATAAATGGTTGTTGTTGTTGAACAAGGGCAATTGATGTTATTACTATCTGGAACTTGAATTAAAGTTGTAAAACTAAATGGAATTATTGAAGTTGCGTCTGCGGCAGTCGCTAATGATACAGCTTGAGGCTGGACAACACCGTTTTTCTCAAGCTGGATTACAATCTCTCCGGCCGCACTTCCAGTTACACTACCAGATACTATAACTTCATAAATTCCGCATTTGTTAAACTGAATTGTAGATGTGCCTAATAATTGAGTACTTGTTCCTTTAATTAAAGCTACGGTAGTTAGTGGAATTATTCCATTTTCCGCAACTGTTACATTTTTAGAATATACTTCTAACATTTAACCATTCCTCCTAAACTTTTCCCTTTTGATTAAAAATAAAAAGGGCAACTTAAATAGTCGCCCTTCATTTACATATTAAAGTGTTGCTCCACCGCAAGCGCAGAACGGATTTGTTCCTGCGTAATAAGTGCTAGCACTTGGGTAGCGAACTACACCAGCAACAGCCTGCTGAAGCTGTAACTGGTTAATTTGATTTTGCATGTCAGCCATACGATTGCCAGTAATTGCATCTAAGATTTTCTGAGTTTGCGCAGTTGTGTTTTCATTAATTGCAGCTGTATTTAAAGCATTCGCATAATTTACACCATCAATTGCACGAAGTGTCTGGCAGCAACATTCATTTTCTTTGGCTAATAAATTAGCCTGACCAACAGCTAAACCACTGATATCTCTAGCAAGTTCACTATATTTATCACTTAAAGCATTAACTGTGTCATGGAATGTCTGATTAGTTGCGGCTACTGCCTGTGCGGTTCCAGCATTAACAGCAGCAAGAGTTTCTCTCTGATTTGCCATCATGTTCTGGGTATCAAAACCACGATCTACTTGTGATTGTGTTGCCAAATTTTCATAACCGATTGCGTTAGCGAAGCCGTTGTTACCCCAACCATTAAAGCCGCCACCAGCAAGAATCAATAAAGCAAAAATCCACATCATGGAATTGCCACCCCACATATCACCATAACCATTGCGATCACTGAGTAAAGCAACATCACTAGCTGATAAACTTCCATTTTCCATTTTAAATCCTCCTAATTAGTAATTCAATAGTTAAGTCTTACTAATTAGGTTGACTTATTTTAACATATCTAATATTGAATTAGGGTCTACTCCCTTTTGTTGCGCAAGCGCATAAAAAGCGGTTCTTGCATCACCGCCATATTGATTTATTAATCCAGATACTTTAGGATTTTGCGCCAATAAATTATTTAGCAAAACTTGAGGATTAGGCGAGTTTTTTATCATTGAGACCATATTATTGTTTGTTAATGGTCTTGATTGGTTTAGAATCTGAAGCATCGGATTTCCTTGCATTGAATGCCTCCTCTAATTTTGATATTCTTTCTTCTAAAGCTGAATAATCTACACTCGCCGCAGTTGTTGCTTGAGTTTCAATTGGAGTAATTGTATATCCAGTTACTGTTGGATATGATGCTCCATCTGTTGTTTTTAACCAAATAATTGGTGCAGTCTCATCTAAAAGTAGTATACTACTATTTGGCGCCATTTGATAAGCATTTGCACCATTTCGCCCATTGACCCTAACTACTTCTTGTCTCTGGGTATAAAGTTGTTGCTGACCCATTGCTCCATAATTTGGATATGTTGGAGCGGGGTATCCTGAATAATTCATCATAACTTTACTTCCTTTCCATTATTAGTAAAACTTTTCTATTGAGTACCTTCCCTCGGTACATTATAAATAAAAAATGGGCAGGCAAAATTATCCTGTTTTGACCCACTAGTTATTAATCAGTTAAATACATTGCAGAACATCCCATTACAACACCGCTTGTCCCAGCTACATTTCTGCCATATCTAATAGTACCATCATTGAATATTTGAAGTAATCCTTCTCCATGAGTCCCAGAATTTTCTCGACAAATAGTAACATTAACAGTATCTATTGGCCTATAAGCAGCAGGAACTGATCCAGAAGCATAAACATCTGACCATCCTGTTGTATAAGTTGAATTTGTTACAAATCTTAAAGTAACAAATACAAATTTATTATATTTATAAAAATTAAATGTAAAACTTCCCAATCCACTAACTGTTTTAGTTAATGTTGTAGAACTACTTAAATTAATAGGATTTCCATTTTCTTCATTTAATACGTTTTGAGCCAAAGTATAAGGATATATTACATCGCCCTCTTGTTTTAAATATTTTCCATTTGGCATAAAAACACACCTTTCTAATAAAAATTATTAAATATTTTAAGAATTTTTTGCCCCTTCAATGTATTCAGCAATAATATAAAATTTATTTAATCGTAAATTTGAACCTGTCGTAACAACAAGTTTATTATCACTATATCTGTAATAAGCATCGAATACATCGTTTGCATCTCCCTTAGAGGTACTTCCTGCAGGTCTAAGATATCCATCTCCTTGACATAAGCATGAACCATAAACGCGTAAAAGTCATGCAATTTGTCCACTGCCGAGCGTAAATTTTTGTTCAGTATTTGCAACATTATTTCCATTGCCGGTAAAAACTTGTCTATATACGGGTCTTCCGTCAATTCAATATCCAATAACTGTTTTTTCTGTACTAAAATTTTTAATATTTGCAATACTATTAGAAACTTCGTTAATCATTTGATCTGTTTCACTTTTAGAATAATAATTATCTACCGCATTTTGAGAACCAATAGTATCTTCCGCATAAACATAGGGATTGTCTGCTGTAGAACTATTATATTGAAGATATACTTGACCTGCGCTCCCACCACTAGGCGCAGCAGTACCATATTGGATATCTCTCACAACCGCATTCGCTTGGTCATTATTAGTGGCATTAAGAGCTTTTATATCATAATTTGTATTTCCTATTTTTAATTGTTTAATTGTCGCCATAAGTATACCTCCTATATAGTTCCACTATATTTTCCCATTGCAAAAATGCCAATTTTAGGATGACCTAAAGTCATTGATTGTCCTCTTGCAATTCGGAAATTACCCGGATTGTTGCTTGTTGCATCACTATTTCTAAACATTCATTGTCCATCCGCAGTATCTGCACCGTAACAACTAATATTAGAATAAATTTGCTGTGAATCAAATGTTATTGGAAAATTAGGCGCACTCAATTGCGCAGAAATATAAACAGAACCTCACCCATTAGTAATCGCTGCATTTGCGCTCATTACATATGCGGTTTGGCATATTACGATATCTCCTATTTGAACAACATTTCAATTAACAGAACCGCCGGTGGCTCCACTAAAAGCTACTGTCATTGTTTTAGTTGAAATGTTATAATCTAAAATATTATTTAACATTGTATATGGATAGACGATTTCGCCATTTTGTTTTAGATATTTGTTTTGTGCCATATCACTTACCTCCAATATACAACATAATATCCAACTGCGTTTTGATTGCCGCTTGCTAAAGTACCACAAAATAATTCATTAAGTTGAATATATTTTTTATCATTGCCATTATGGAATCTAAATAATGCATTTCAAGTATGTCCTGTACCACCATTTGCATTTCAGCGATTTCCTGCAGGAGCATAAACTATTTTTCCAGTATTATAAGCACTAGCTCAATCATCTTCTATTTGCTGTTTTAAAACATGACATTGTAATTCGAATACTGGGTTAGCGGTAGTTCCACTTTGATAATATTTGCTTACAACCACATAAAATTCAGTTGCCGCATCTCAAATAGGGGTTATTTCATAGTTATCATTTCCAGTGTGTGAACCAAAAACTTTTCAATTAAATTTATCTGCAATCATAGCGTCTACTTCACTTTTGGAATAATAATTATCTATAACATTGGCCGAACTGCTTCCTACATCATCTTCTGCGTATACATAATTATTTACTGTTGTATCTGTACTATATTGTAAATACATTTGTCCTGCCGCACCACCGCTGGGTGCACTTGTTCCATATTGTATATCACGGACTACGGCACTTGCTTGATTTTGATTGCTAGCATTCAATGCTTTTATATCATAATTGGTTGAACCAATCTTTAATTGCTTAATTGTTGCCATAAGCCCTCCTAAAATTTATTACTTACATCTTTTCAGGTACTACTTACCTTTAAACCAGTTCGTTTTACAAAATATCAGGTTCCCCCTACATTAATATAAGCAAAACCTGGAACTCAAGTATCACGAATATTGATATAACAATCGTGTATCATATCAGGAGGTGCTGCATTTTGCATTCAAGTTGCATATAAAATTGTATTAGCATTTATATTAAATGCTCCAGCAGGAGAAAAATCTTGTCCTGTTCCATTTGCCGCAGTATTTCATCTAAAGAAAGTGTAGCCATCTCTAGTTGGGGTAGTTGGTGAAAGATAAGTTATTTGACCGTATATTTTTGTTTGCGGATTAGGGGCTCCAGTCCCATTGTTCGCATTAAATGTAATTGTATATGACTGTAATCCTCATTGGGCATATAAAGTTACATTTGCATTTGGCATATAAGAATCACCTTGTTGATACATTGTTCCAGTGCCATTTTGAGCAGTATTTCACCCAGAAAAAGTGTGACCTGTTCAAGTTGGACCTGCTGGAACTGTAATTGCCGTGCCTTGAGATTTTGTAATTGCTGCAGGAACTCCAGTAGTGCTTCCATTACCATTAAATGAAACAGTATAATTTACATTAATTTTAGGTAATCCTATTCAGTCTGTTTGGAAAGTTGTAGCACTAACGCCCATTCCTTTAAATTCATAACCACCGGTTGTTCGCAAAGCCGCTTCTCCATTTGAATCATGTTGAACAGTAATTTGACAAGACATAATAGTATATGTAGTATCATTACTCATTCATTCTCTATAAGCATAACCTAGTCAATGGTCATGAAGATAAAAGTCAGTATCATAACATTGTAGCCAATATTGGCATCACAATCTTAACTCTAAATCAACATAAGATTTTCTTGAAGCTGTATCTTGATGATTTAATTTTGCATATACATAAGTGGTATATTGAATTCCATTAATATAGCAAGATTGACTTCCTATATTAGTTCAACTTGTTCCTAATGCCATATATTATCACCTCTTTATTAAAAACCAATTGCTATATAGGAAATTTTGCCTGTTGAATAATAAGTTTCATTATTTGGTGCGTTTACCGCAATAATAGAAGCATAAAAACCATTTTTGTCTCACCCGCTACTTGTTCCATAAGAACCATATAATCTAGTAACAGCGCTTATATCACACGCACCACAAAGAACTATTACACAAGCATTAGGAAAAGGTGAACTAAAATTAATTCTTTGGTTTCCACTTCCTGAACCAACAACAGTCCCCCATTTCATTAAAATATTATTAGGTAAATAAGCTGTATTAGCAGGTATTTGCGTATTTGTCTTAAATTCATCTGAAGTTATAGTTTCTGAAATAGGAACTCCACTAGAATCAAAAACATTTCCTGTTGTGGTGACAGGATAAATTAATTCACCGTCTTGTTTTAAATATTTACTTTGTGCCATAAATTATACCTCTTATAATGCTGTTATTGTGCAACCGCCAAAAGCAAGAATATGCACTCTTCATTCTAAATTTCCATCAAAACTCCAATGAGCTTCTGCGCGAATTCTATCATTATTATTCATTTTCATCGCTATGGTTGAATTTGAAGCTCCTCCCCAATGGGTATATCCAGAGCCATGTTTTCTATGTTCCATACCGACCATATTTGTCCAAGATGAGCCGTTATTAGTTGATTTTTCTATTCTTGTTTGAACTAATCCATAATTATCTGTTCCATTTGTGCATTTTCCATAAAAAGCAACAGAAACTCAACCAGTTCCATTAACTCTAAATTGTTTTAGTAATTCGGATGCCGTATTTCCTGTCCAAGTATATTCTATTGGAGTGTATTTTGCATCAATTTGAGCTACTGCTGTTGCAACCGCACTACTAATTGCAGCATCTACCTCACTTTTAGTATAATATTTATCAGCAACACTTTGAGCATCTCCAGGAACGTCTTCAGCATAAACATAAGGGTTAGCCGTAGTGTCTGCGCTATATTGTAAATAAACTTGACCTGCGGAACCTCCACTTGGATCAGCCGTGCCATATTTCATATCTCTAACAACAAAATCTGCGGTATTATTATTAGTAGCATTTAATGCTTTAATATCATAATTTGTATTACCTATTTTTAATTGTTTAATCGTTGCCATACTTTAATTATTCCCCCCCTAAAAAAAATATTGGGGGATAGTAATAAAAACTTACCCCCCTCCCCCCTATTTTTTGGAAATAAGAGGTAGTTTTTTAGAATAGGTTAAGATAGTAAGGATTTTCCAGCCAAATATTTCCAATCCATTTTTTAAACTTTTCATTCTGGTATCGACTTACCATCTTAACCTATATGTATTATACGAAATTTTTCTTGATGTGTCAAGAAAAATTTAAATTTTACAAATATAAAATTTCATTAACAACTTCTTTATAATTCCATACTCGAACGGCACCATTATAATAATAATAAATTGGATTTTCAGATTCTAAGAAACAATTATATTTATTAGAATTATAACACATTCCAACAAATAAATATAATTTTCCATTTTCCTCCGCTGGAATTGAAGTTGCTCACCAAGTATTATCTAAATACAACAATCCATTAGAATATGTAAATACAATATATAGTGGACCTGAATAGACTAAGTTGGCTCCAGCATTTGTTGAATATCTTGCATCAAAAGGTATAGTAGTATAAATAGTACTACTATCTACCCTTGTTCCAGATGTGACATTACCATTTTTACTATGATAATAAACCGTTCCAGGAACAAAACCTGCGGTGTTTTTTGTTTTTGTTGTTCCCGTTCCATTTGTTGTTGTAAAAGACTGAAGTTTATTGTCTGCGTCTCTCATACACAATGAATATTGCATTAGACCACCAGTTCCTGCAATATATGGAGCAGTGGGGATATAAATTCTATCATATGTATTACTGTTATCATCAATACCAGTAACTTCAATTCAGTTAGTTCCATCGTAAACAAATAATACCATAGCACCAGCTCTTCAAGAAGTAGCTGCGCTTGTGCTAATAGCCGTTGTTCCATAACGCATAATAGATTTTGCTGCTATTAATTCAGTGCCGCTATTTGTTTGTACTGTTAATGTTGGACTTGAAGCAGTATTTTCAGCAGTAAATTTTACCGCTAAAGTCATACCTGTTATTAAAACCGCATTATTAATATTACTATCGCTTAATTTTACTATTTTTGCCGCAGTCCCCTTTGCAGTTGCGCATGTTCCATAAAATGTTGCGGTAACTAAATGAGTTCCGCCACCTGCGGTTATCTTTCCTATAACACCACTTGCCATTTAATTACCTCCTTAACTTATTGTATGTGATAATGTTGCATTTTCTGTTGTTATTGAAAATGTTGGCTGAGTTTTAACAGTTGTTGCAACGGTTGTGTTAGAACCTTTTGTTGGTAAAGTTCCAGCACTTCAATTACTTGCAGAACCTACTGAACCAGAAGTTAGTGAAGTATACGCAGCAATCGCAGTTCCAACGCCCACTGAATCTCCCTTTGTTACACTTCCATCTGAAATTGATAAAATACCATTCGCATAAGTTGCTTTTGCGGCAGTTGCATCTGTAACAACGGTTTTCTTTGAAATATTAGGAATATTTGTTGTACTACCTCCAGTAACAACAGTTGTTGAGGTTATTGTAAGTGAAGGTAAAGTGCCAACCGCAGTAATTGAATTAACAGTTGTTGAATCTAAAGCAACATCTGTACTTCTACTAGTTCCAGTTGCTTTTACATATGTATGATTACCAATAGATGATTTAATGGCTAAATCTCCAAAAGCGCCTTTTTTACAATATTCAAGATTACTATTAGATGAATTATATCTACCATTTCAATAAGCTAATGTATTTACTGTTGGAATATAAATATCAGTTGCGGCTGCAGTCCAACCTAAATTTCCAGCAGCAGTCATATTCTTAATTGTCCTAGTGGTAATTTTTTTATCACCATCTGTAACAACTGCCGCATTTGCTGCACCCAACGCACCAGTATTGGTTATATTGCCATGGGTATGAGAACTTGGGGCAACACTACTGGATCAGGCAAGACCAGTTCCAGTAGAAGTTAAAATTTGACCATTAGTACCTAAACCAGTACCACTAGCATTTAATGATGTTAAATTTGCGGCACCGTACATAGTGCCAGTGACACGTAAATCACCAGCTATGAGTGAGTCTTTTAATTGAGCCATATCTCTGGCACCTCCTTATTTTTCTATAATTATATTTCCACCAACAAAGCCATTCTCATATATACTAGCTTGTTTTTCTCTTTCAACAAATTCATCAGTATATACTTGGCCTTGCTGTTTAATTTTTTCTGTTTGTGGTTTCCCACTTACTTCGCGCAAACTTAAATAATGGATTGTTCCTTCTTTTGTGCTGCCAGAAGTAGTACCACTTCATGCATTTAAAATTCTTAAAGCTATTGTATCTGTTGGATTTACACCATCCGTAGCTAAATTAACAGTTCCAAAATAACGTTGATGAATTATATCTGAAGTAGGTTTTATTGAAACAATATATACGCAAGCATTATTAGACCTTGAAGTTTTATTTTCATCATATCGTTCAAATCCAATATAAAATTGATTACCTGCAGCAACAGATATTTCAGTATCTCAATAATATGTTTTCCCTGCTGGATTTATTTTTATATAATCAGAGCCTGTGCTACTATTAGTATTGCTATATCATTCATGCTTATCATTATAATTTGTTGATATAGAAGTTTTATTATGTGTGCTATATGCAGAAGTTCATGGTAATGCTAATAATTCTCTGCTTGAAGTATCTTCTACCATTTCAAACCCATGAATTCCACCTAAATTATCTATATTTGCTGGAGTATGATATAAATCTAATATATCTTCTGCGGAAAGCACAGTGGTATAAATTCGGAAATCACTTTCTTGTCCAGTAAAAAGAGACCCTCCAGGATTAGCAGTATTTGCTTCACATCCTAAGAATAATCTGGCATTGGTGTTAAAATGAATTCCATAAGATGTATTAGTATATGTATGATGTAGTTGTCCGTTTAAATAGGTTTTAGTTCCTGTTGTATCATATACTAAAGTAATCATATTTCAATCATCTGGAATTAAATCAGCAATTTTAATATCTGTATTACTGTATTTATATGCAGATGATGTTTTTTCTTCGTCGGTATAAACATGCACTGCAAACCTTCAGTAGCCTGTACTGCCACCTTCTAGATTAAATCCACCCGTTTGAGTGCAACTAAATAATCTTCCTCCATTAGTAGGTCAAGTTGTAGCTTTTGCCCAAAGGTTTATAGTTAAAGCCTCCATTCCTTGATGCATTCAATTATTTTCAGGCACTTTAATATAAGAATCAGAACCGTTAAATTTAGCACTTAATAAATATCTAGGAGAATCTGGTTCAAAAAATATATTATTTTGAATTCCATTATTTTCATAACCAGAAGAATCTATAATTTTAGCAGTATCTATACCTATTTCTTCTGGTGCAGGAGACCATGTTGTAAGCTTATCTCCATACTCCAATTTTGGAGCAAATATATATCCATATTCTCCAGAGTTAAAAGTTCCATGCATCTGAATAGATAACTCTATTTTTCCTCCATCGTTTAAAATAGAAGCCATTGTATCATTTCATATAAATGTAACATAATGTTTTATTGGGGTCGTATTATTAATAGCACCTCAAGATTTGCTATTAGCGGAAGTATACGCACCTCCATCCAATGAAATATCTAGCTTAGAAGAAGTATCTCTTGTTCCACTAGAATTATACATCATAGGATAAAAAGATAAAGATTTATTTGATCCATCAGTATAGACATAAAAACTATAAGTTAATTTATCACCAGATTTTAAATTAAATTGATTAACTCAAACAGAAAGTCCTTGTCAAGCTGCGCTACATTTTACTTCATTAAAACCATCTGTTCTTAATTGTCTAACGCTTGAACCACGGTTACTGCAATTTTTATTAGAAATAGCAGAAGCAATATCTAATTTTTTACTGTTTATTAATAAATTTTCTCCAGCTCCACCACTAAATCCGTCCAATTTATAATGTAATACTAATCCTTGCGAAATTTCTTTTACTTCTTTTGCGGAAAGACAGTGGTCATAAATACGCACATCATTAATATCACCAATTAATCCTTGATTTCCTGTGGCCAATGCGCTTGAACTTTGAGCTAGACCAATTAAACATCCATTAGTATTAACTGCACTCGTATTACCTATCGTTGTTGTTGAAGATTTTAATTCTCCGTTTATATATATTTTTTTCCCAGAAGAGTCTCTTGTAACAGCCAAATGATATCAGGTATTTGCAGAAAAAGTCATTGGTGTAACAGTTCATCTCACTCCATCATCTACAAGCATTTTGCTATTATTAGGATAAATAAAAATGGTATATCCGTTTGCATTACCACCTGTTCTTTCTGAAAACAAGCAAGCTGCAGCTGTTGAAGTAATATTTGCTAATAAAAATCAACAAGCAAAACTTCATGCAGGTGTTTGTAATGGTAAAATTTGCTGGTTTATAGAAAATCCATTCGATCCATTAAGGGTATAACATTTTCCTATTTTCCCAGTATTATTTACCGTTGGCGATCCAACAAGTGCAACAGTACCACCACTAACCCCTTTATTTTCAAGACTACCATTGAGCGGTAGCCAAACTCTTAACGCCATAGTAGTCTCCTTTCTCTCTTATTATAACATAAAAGTAAAAGGAGAGTCAAGTTAACTCTCCTCTAAATTAATTAAAAATAAAATCTAATGACTTTGTTGTTGAATTATATTGAAGCATTACTGATTCATTTGAAGCTACAGCCTGAGCAGCCCCCACTGTTAAAGAACCAGCTAAAACTTCGTTACCATTCCAATCAAGAGTACGAGCATTAGAATGAGCATTGCTAGCACCGTTACCAACTATTTCTACATAATCGCCTCGTCCTATGCCTGCAGTAGTATCAACGATATTAAATTCACCAAAAACGTGCTGCGACTGATGATTTGCGGTTGTATAATTTCCTTCTGCATGGGAAAAAGCACCTGAAGCCGTTGTATGATATCCTTCTGCATGGGCTGTCAAGGCAGTTGCGCTTGTTGACTCGCCTTCTGCATGAGAGGCTACATTGTTGGCCGTAGTATATAATCCTTCTGCATGTGCAAACTGACCACTAGCAATCGTATTATTGCCTTCGGCGTGTGCCCCACTTGAACTTGCGGTTGTTGAAATGCCTTCAGCATGAGCGGCCGCGTCAGTTGCTTTTGTTGATATGCCTTCAGCATGAGCGGCAGAATTTGTAGCTTGAGACTCACTACCTTCTGCATGAGATTGAGTGCCACTAGCCTTAGTATTTATTCCCTCTGCGTGTGCATTATCAGCTGATGCTATAGTGCCTGCGCCCTCTGCGTGAGCATTGTCATCACTTGCCGTAGTGCCGCTACCTTCTGCATGAGAATAATTACCTGTTGGTTTAGTTCCACTGCCTTCAGCAGTAGCTCCAGTTCCCATTGTAGTACTGGAATCTTTACCAGCGGTGACATAATCAACACCTTTAACCATGTAATTATCATGAGAATGGCTAGCTGCTGCCGCACCTATTTCCGTAAGAGTCCAGCTAACATTACCCGTACCATCAAAAGTTTTTCCAGTAGAACCAATCGTAAGCGTTCTAGCTGTTGCTAATTTTGTAGCGGAACTAGCATTACCGGTTACATCAGCAACAACTCCACCTGGAACAGTTATTTTACCAGTAGAAAGATTAATAGTTGCTCTTGTACTTGCACTATTAGGAATAACACCATAATAATCTTTATGACCACTAGTATATTCAGTTCAAGCACTTGTTGCATTTGCTGCTGAGTTTTGCGCTAGTAACGGATATTCATAATTGGCATTACCGGCATATGTTCTCAATAAAGTATTTGTATTTGTATTATAATATGGATTAGTTCTTCAATCCGTTCCATCCCATGTCATAATCATAATACTACCAGCTGGATAATGGGTGGTTAAACGAGTACTTCCCGCATATACCGCATAAGCAGAAGTTGTCCCACCTCCAGCTAATGTTAATGTCAAAGTTGCATTTCCGCTTCCTGCATATGGTAATTTATATGCAATAGTTTTTCCTTCATACAAAGCTGCACTTTTAGTTACTCCAGTTCAACTTCCAGTAGCAGCTGTCTGGGTTCCTTCAATATATTCTACTCCATAAGTTGCAAAAATATCTGCAACTGTTGTAACACCAGTACCGCCTCTAGCAACGGAAAGAGTTCCTGATGTAATATCTTCTGCTTTATGAGTATGGCTTGTTGGTGCAGCACCAACATCCCCAGCTGTTAAACTATCTTTGTACGCCAACGCCTTTAAAGCAGTACCTGCAGTAATTACACCAGCAGATGTCATATATACGGGTTGTGTTGCACTTCCTATATTACTTCCACTTCTTGTTGCATGAGCAATTTCTTGTCAATCTCCAAAAACATTGTCTCCAGTAGTTCTAAAAAATAATCTATTATTATTATTAGTGTCTCCACCTATTTGTCATCCTCAATAAGCTTTGGTATTTCCAGTTGCCTGAGCATATGGGAAATTTAAAATTGTAAAATAATTTCCTCCTGTTGGACCAGTACTTGCAGCACTATTTTTATTCACGTAAAGACCTAAATCATATAATTCTGTGCTCTTTTTGGTTGTTGTTTGCCATTTTGGGTATATTGTATGTTCATGGTTTCCTGCCGCGACTGTTGTTGCTGTTGTTCCAGTTGGAAGAGTAAATTCCAATGCACCAGCTCCTCCATTCGCAGTAGCAGTATATGTTAAACCATTCCAAGAACCTGTTGTGTGATAATAGTTGGTATCAGTAAATTTAGCATCGCTTGGAACACTTTTAGCGATAGTATAACCGCTATCTTTAATTAGTTTTCCAGTAGACCCATCAAATGTTGCAATATGCCCACTTGTTACGCTACTAGCTGGTCCTATAACAACTCCATCTGTGTTTGTTTGTACAATTGTCCATGTATTTTGTACTGTTGAATAATTAGAAGAAGTTGCAGCTACTGTGCTGTCAGCAGTACAAATAAACATATCCCCTATTTCTACTTTTTGTCCATTGATATAACCAGCAGTAGAAACTTTATATGTATCACCACAATTTGCGGCTGGAGTATAAGCGCCTGGTGATGTAGAAGTACCTGCAATAGTACCTTTGAATACCATCGCATCTGCAGCCGCTAATAAACCATTTACTTCTGTCTTAGTTGCGTAAGTAGATGATTCTGTAAAAGCTGCACTACCTAAACCGGTTACTGCTAAATCTTGACCATAGATAGAAATTGTTCCATCTGCAGACCCTGGTTGAAAAATACCATCACTTGCAGTAAAAGCAGATTTTATATAAGATGCACGCATAATTCTATTAGAAGTCGCCGTGCCTGCCTTTAATTCATCAGCGCTCATAACGCTTCAGCTATTATTAGTATCTACATTACCGCAAACTCAATTAGTTCCATCATATGTAAAACTATAAGTTTGATCTGCAAGAATATTGTTAGTATTGCTAAAGTTAGCTATTGCGCCATTGTACATTTGTTTAATAGGTTTAGCACCAGTTCCATTTACATTTAAAGTTATATTTTTAACATTACCACTATTAGTATTATCAAAAGTAACAAAAATTATTGCGCCTTTAATTAAATCGGTTGTCTTAAATTCACTACAAGTCACTACTTTTGCAACAGTGGCTGCAGCAGTATCACAAGTTCCATGAAATATTTTAGCATTGCCCAATCCTAAATTTTCTTTTGCGGCAGTTGCTGTTGTTGCACCGGTACCACCATTTGCAATAGCAACAGTGCCTGAAACATTATCTGCTGTTATAGCATTTATACTTTCTTGAGAGAAAGCAGTCATATCAATACGCTTGCCATCAGTAGTATCAAATCAAATTTTTCCAGCTTTGGTTGTAGAATCTGTTGCAAAATAAACAGTTCCTTTATCAATAGCAACCTGACTTAATCCACCATTTGCATCATTCATTTTAGACAATGAACCAGTTTTAAGCTTAATTAATTCATTTGCCATTATAATCTCCTTTCTCCTTTTATTTTATTAAATTTTCTTTATTAAAGAAAATCTTATCTTCTTTCTAAAATATTTGAGTTTTATAAAAAATGTCTTATATACATTTGGCCAAAAAAAATAAGGGTATCCTAATTTAGGATACCCTTTTATTTTTAATATTTCGGTAAATCTGTCCAGTAAATTGTAGCCTCAGTGGTTTCTAATTTATTATTAATTTGCAATAATAAATTAGCCATTAAATCAGTATCAAGATGTGCATCTAAAACGCTTTCATCCATTCCTTCAAGAACTTGCGCCGTTGCGACCCTTGTTCTTAAATTATAAATGAAATTTTTATTTGCATCATCTAATTGATAAAATCTAATTGCAAATTGAACTGGACCAGAACCTTTAGTAGCATTGCCTTCAATGCACCAAGGTATAAGCATTTTTGCTTCATGTTCGACATTATCTTCATCAAAATATCTTGGATATGAACTAATGTCGTAAAATGGAACTACATAATATCCACCTTCACCATCCGCATTAATGAATTCAATAATACAAGAAGTTTGAGATAAATCTTTGTAGTCATAATATCTATCCACAAGGAAGTAAATCGTTTCAGCCCTATGGTCTTTAGAAACACTTAAAAATGTTGGAACTGAAATCTCTCTAGAGTCTAAATCAACATCAAAAGTCTTTTCATCAGATGGCAAAATAACAGATAGAATTGGCTTATTATTATAAGGATTAACTGTATGCATTACTACTTCACCAGTAGCTGGATTTAACACACGTCCTTCCTCATCTAATTGCAATTCTGCTGGATTAATACCAAGCAATTCCAGATAATCTAGAATTGCTTGGTCTGGTTCATCCGCTGTTACTTGGCTACCATAAAGAGGCTCTTGCGTTTCAATCCCCCATAGATATTTTACATATTCTTCAGGAGTTGTGATCATTAGCTTTTACCTCCTTTTGAATTAATTGTTTTGAGCTTCAACGTAAATTACACCATATTCGTAAGCTGAATTAGAGAATACACTTGCTCCATTTAATTGATTTTCAAGAATCAAATAATATCTACCATTTGTTAATGGTCTGAATGGTAACATTGCTTTACCCTCTGCGTTGAATTCTAATTCGCCAGAGGCTTGAAGCATATCAGCTTCAGCAACTGGGTCTTTATCTTCAGCATTGTCTGTAATCTTATGCCATGCATATAAAACTTTGTCATGGTCTCCAACAGAAACCTCAAGGTCAGGAATATTTACTCTACCAGCGATAATTGTTGCTTCCCATTCACTCCAATTAATTGTTGGTTTTTCTGGCATTCTAGTTACTCGGCAAACACCAGCATCTAATAACTCTGTTTCAGTATGGTCATTATTAAAATGATTGTCTACTTTCATTGCGTAGCAACCAGGAGTAGTTACTTCAAGAGTAGCTTCAGTTGCACCTTCCATTAATACAGCATTTTCCATTGCTGTATCATAGATATCTTCACTCTTATACCACTGATAACTTAGGTTTTCAGTCTGACCAGCAGCACTTCCATCACTAGCCTTAACCACTGGGGCTAAAGTTAATTTAGCTGCGGCTGCGGCAGTTGGAATATATTCGATATTACTTGTTGCATTTGCACCACTTTGTGCATTTACATTGAAAGTTTCTTCATAATCTACCTGGCTAATGACAAAATGATCCGCCATTTGTGTAGTAACTTCAGGCATTGCTGCATAAGGAATATAAAGCATATAACTATCTGCAGTGTTAGTCTTCTTACCAGATACTCTATTACGAGCATTTACTTTATAATATCCAGGTCTAGTTGCAATAGCATAAGCAATCTTTTCATAAACCTTTGTGCCTTCTGGTAATGCTTCAATATCTGTTTGTGATACTGATTCATAAATACCATTATCAGCCTTAACAAAGTAACTTCTATTTTCATCACTATAATCAGTAACTTCAATAAAGTCATGCTTTGTAGCCATGCCCTGTGTTCCATCTTCTTGTTGAGCCTTGAAGCCAAACATATAAGTAATACTTCCACTGTCTGGAGAATAAGCTTCACCAATAAGTTTTAATGAGCCTTCTGGCTGGTTCTTTGCTCCACCTTCTAGATTACGAGTATATAATCCTTCTGACATTAATGTTGCATTAACATCAAGATTACGTACAAATACTGGAATTGCAGCTAATGCAGGAGCTGTTTCGTCTGCAGAATCTGGATTTGCGTTTTCAAAAGCTCCTCTGAATGTCTGGATTGCTGTGACATTTGCATCTGTATTATATTTTAACTCTTCATCATCTTCAAATAGGGTGTAGTGTAAAGTATCTGAAATAGAAATTGTTGCTGGTAATGAACTAAAGCTGTATAATAATTGAGCGTTAGCAGCAGCTTCATCTCCTCTATCTGTCCATTCTACAAATCTTACTGCAAATCTAATTGTACCGATTTGTTTTGTTAAAACATCATCAATCAACCAGCCAAAAATAATCTTATCTTTTTCAGACTGAGTATCTCTTAAAAAGTCTCTAGAAATACCCCTAGTTCCATCAGGAAGTTCCCATTCAATATAGATATGACGAGTATCTAAATCAACTGCATCATAATATCTATCTATTTTAAAGAAAAGAATTTCCGCAAGTTTATCACCAACAACACCAACCTGGCTTAATTCTCCTGGAACAGTAATTCCACGAGTATTTGCATTAATTTCAAAGAATGGCTCGTCAAGAGGCAATCTTAAGAAATATGGGTCTGAACCCGTTCTGCCCTCACCAATAGCAAGTTCAGAGAGTTCTTCAATATGCTGGAAATATTCATTTAAACTAGTGATTCCATTAGAGATAACTTTTTGCCCATTTTTTGAGATAAGAAAATTACCGTCTGCATCAAAATCTGCATTACTATTATCTGCACCTTCAGCAGGGTCGAAAGCAACGCAAGGAACCAATTCTCTTGTACCATTAGCAGCTAATACATACTTATGATATTCAATAATTGGATTTCCATCACTGTCTAGGCCAACTTCTTTTTCTACTGGTGCAAGACCTAGTTTAGCAGAGGCTTTATTAAACAATACTGTATAGTCTTGTTTATTATCATTATTGATATAAGTAATCATCTAATTTTCCTCCTATCTTAAAATTAAGGGAGAGGAGATAAATCCTCTCCCTTTAACTATTATACTTAATTTTTCATTAAGTTAAATTATTAGGAACTGACCTTTGAATAAACTTCTTTCCATTGGTCTAATTCATCTTCTGGAACAGTTACCATTTTTACGAGAGTTTTACCGTTATCATTTGTAAGCATTTTATTAGAATCTGCTTCCAAACGATATTTTAAAACATAATAAATTCCTTCAAGATGAACAGGAGAAGTAATCACGCCATTAGTTCCTAAATAGGTATAAGACGCTGTCTTTTTCATATAAAACCCTCCTTAAAATTAATATCTAAAGCTTCAGTTACAATTAGCATTATTCGGATTAAAACGTCCAGTATCTTTTAATTTTTGTTCATAAATAGTTGCTCAAGCGGCATCTTTACAATAGAAAGTTATATTATTAGTAGCTCCACTTGATGTGTTATAAACATTGGCAGAAATAGTAACTGAATTATTTGAAAGATTTTGGTTTTCTACAAGATATAATTCGCTAGGCTTGTCAGAAGATCCAATTTCAAGTTCATCCACAGAGCAAAGTTGATTTGCAAAAGCCTGTCTGCCTAAAACTCCAACTGAACCTGGTACTCTTATTAAATTAATATTACCAGTAAAAGATTGCAAGAAACTATATTGACCGATATATGCTAAAGAAGAAGGTAATATAATACTATTTTCAATTGGATTAGATGTAACTGGAGTAATTGTTTTTATACAATTAAACATTCTAAAATAATGATTATAAATTATTCTTGTTCCTTCAGGAATTTCAATATAACTTAATTTCATAGATTTATTAGAATTACCCGAGCCCGCATCTTCAAGCGCCCTTAACATGCAAGGTTCTGATTCAGTACTTCTCCAGAAAATATGAGTAATATCTTCATTATCTACTGTACTATTCTTTACAAAAGAACCTCCCATTGCAAT